CCAAGCTTAAGGAGACTAAACAATGGCTAAAACAACTAAATCTGGTTCTGGCTTTTCCCAAATGCCAAAGATGTTGACTGATGAACCATCAGTTATTCTGAAGCTCAAAAAGGGTGGCTCTGCTCATCACAAGAAGGGTGGAAAGCACGAAGGACATGGTCACGAGACAATGCACAAAGCTATGGGTGGGATGCTTAATGCCCCAGCACGTGGTGGCATGGCTCCCGTCCCCGCTCCTGTCATGGGTGCTTTGGCACAAAGACGTGCAGCGATGAAAGGGATGCCTACTCCTTTGATGAAAAAAGGTGGTAAAGCTCATCACGCTGAGGGTGGAAAAGCTGAAAAAGCTGAAATGCGTGAAATCAAGAAGGTCGAGAAAGAACTCAAGCACCACGAGCATGAGAAAGCTTCTAAAGCTCATCACGGTCTTAAGAAAGGTGGTCATGCCAAGAAGCACTTTGCAAAAGGTGGTTCAGCTATGGGCAAAGAAATCGACAAGTTCGAGACTAAGACCACTATTGAGAATGATGCTCCTAAGTACTTACAGACTGAGATGCATGACGGTGAGCACCATGACAAGGTTCATGGCACTGGCATGGTCAAAGAAGGTAATGGCGGTGGTTATAAGCATGGTGGAAAGGTTCATAAGATCTCTGGTCACCCAGAGGGATCACATGAGCACCATAAGGCTATGGCTAAACACCACGCCAAGATGCACAAAGAGGGTGGATCTCACCATCACCACAAGATGGCAGAGCACCACAAGGCTATGTGCAAGGGTGGTAAGTACGCTATTGGTGGCACTGTTTCTGACAATGTTGCCAAGAGATTTGAGAACACCATGATGATGGATGGTGAGCACCATGATTCAGTACACGGTACTGGCGAGGTGAAAGAGTCAAACGCAGGTGGATTCAAACACGGTGGTAAGGCTCATCACAAGCACGGTGGTAAGCATCACTTTGCCAAGGGTGGACACGCTGCTCCTGACCTCAACCTAAAAGACACTATTGAGGGTGGTGATTGGGAAGATCGCCCTGCCGACACAACCAAGCCTGGGGTAAGACTCCAGACTACTGGTGCTGTTAAAGAAGGCAATGGTGGTGGATACAAGCATGGGGGTAAAGCCTCAAAAAAGCACTTCGCCACGGGGGGCACTGTTAATAAACAGGGTTCTGCTGTGGCTATGCCTCAAGGTCGCAAACCAGCGTCTCCTCCCGTTGCAATTACTCGTTTAGCGGGTACGTTCAAAAAGGGTGGTAAAGTTCAGCATCATGCGGATGGGGGAATGCAATTTCCTACTGATCAAGATATAAGAGATGTATCTCCGCAAGATGTTAAAGATGCTAAACAAAGGTTTAAAGACACTGAAGCCTATACTGAAGCTTCAAGGATTACTCCGAGAAACGCAGGTGCAGGTAGGGGTTTTGTCAATCCACCGCTTGTTAGAAAGCATGGCGGTAGAGCTAAAAAGTGAAAATCGGTGGGGGCTTCGGCTCCCACTACTCTAATAGGTGAAATATGTCTGAACTCTCAGTCTATACTGGTCCCACGTCAAATTCTGACAATCAATTACGTCTCCAACAAGCACAAAGATCTGGTGCTTATGATGCTGTAGACAAAATCAGAGTATCAACTCCTCAATCTTTGATTGATACTGACTTTGAGTATGGACAACAACCCACCAAGTGGGAACAAGTTTCCTTACAAAACAATCGTCAATCTTTATATTACTTACCGAATTCTGCTTTACCAGTATCTGCAATTACTGGTAATCAAGCAAATACCTATCAATTGGTGGTTACGTTTTCATCAAATGTGACGATTGCAACAGGTACACCATTTTTTATTGAAGACACCATTGACCCCAATGCTCAAGGTTGGGCGTATGTGGTAGCGGGTGTGTCTGCGGGTACATCAATTACTGTTCAAGTGGCTAACCCAGTTACTACAGTTAATAACTACTCTGCTACAACAACATATTGCTACCAAGGCTATACATATTCAAGTTGTGGTATTGCTTTAACTGGCACAACAGCGTTTACATTTGTAGGTTCTACAGTAACTGTTACCACATCTTTCCCACATGGATTGTCTGTTAACTCAGCAATTTTTATTACTGGTACGACAGGACCTTCTACAGCAACACAAATCAATGGTTCACAAACTGTAGCAACTACACCAAGTGCTACGACATTTACATTCACTAACGTCAATGGAACACCATCAACGACGATTGCAAATACCGCTGGTCAAACAAACTTATACTCTCGTCCTTCTGGATGGGTAGATACACATGCATATGATGGATCTGTCAACTTTACAGCGGGTGCTTCAGTACCTAATCAACAGTTGTTCCGTCAAACTCGTCGTTATTTCCGTTACCAATCAGGTAAAGGTATTCAGTTCTCAACAGGAACTATCCTTAAACCACAGATTGCTTTTACGACACTTACTTCTTCTGGTACAACTGTTACGGTAACGAGCAAAACTCCACATAACTTGACAGTTAACACGTATGTTCAAGTATTAGGGTTTGATCAGTCTGCATATAACGGTATTTTTAAGATTGTCTCTGTACCAACAGCGTTGACATTTACCTATACCGCTGCGACCACGCCAAGTGCCACACCAGCAACGTGTACCGTTCCTGCAATCCCACACGTTAGCCCATATTCTTGGTATGGTTCAAGCAATAAGATTGGTTTCTTTGATAGTCAAAACGGTATTTTCTTCCAATTTGATGGTCAAACACTTTATTGCGTATTGCGTAATAGCGTAAATCAAATTACTGGTACTGTTACAGCAACACAAAATAGTTCTTTGATTACTGGTGCCAATACTCAGTTTACAACTCAGTTGGTTGTTGGTGATTATGTTGTGATTCGTGGTCAAACGCACCGTGTTACAACGATTACTAGCGATACACAGTTGTATATAACTCCTGAGTACCGTGGAGCAACTATTGCAAATGCACTACTTTCTCGTGTTGTGGAGACAAGAGTTCCTCAATCACAGTGGTGGGATGTTTGTGATGGATCAAACTCTGCTTCTAACCCATCAGGCTATAACTTAGACCTTACCAAAGTCCAAATGTTCTACATGGACTATTCTTGGTACGGTGCAGGGGTAGCTAGGTTTGGATTCCGAGCAACAAATGGTCAGATCATTTATGTTTATGGTTTCCAAAACAATAACATACAGTATCAAGCCTATATGCGTTCAGGCAACTTGCCTTCGCACTATGAGCAAAATACTATAGTGCCATTGACAACAATCACAGCAAGTGTTGCAACTACAGATACTACGCTTACAGTTTTAAGCACCTCTGGATTCAATCCTTCTGGTGGTACTGGTCGTATTATTGGAAATGGTACTTCTGGTGTAATTGAATACTTTACCTACACAGGTTTAACTTCTACCACTTTGACTGGATTAACACGTGGTACAACTGGTGGTGCTTCTGCAACAGCGTTTACTTACTCAGCAACTGCACCAGTTGCGGTTGAGTATGCTTCTCCTGATTCAGCAGCTCAGTTATCTCATTGGGGTTCATCTGTTGTGATGGATGGTGGATTTACGCAAGACGTATCTGCTATTTACAACTATGGTATGACTTCAGCGGTATCTACAACTGGAACAACTGCTGTACCTATTATGGCTATTCGTGTTGCTCCTTCAGTGGATAACGGAACTGTTGGTACATTGGGTGTTAAGGAAATTATCAACCGTTTGCAGTTGCAAATGCGTGAGATTGCTATGTTGACCACCACAAGTTACTTAGTTCAATTTATTTTGAACGGTGTGATTGGTGGAACAAGTGGATTCAGTGCATTTGCATCACCAACACAAAACGGTACTAATACAACGTCTATCGTTCAGGTGGCAACCAACACCAATACTGCAACTACGATTAGTGGTGGTGAGTCAATCGCTGCGTTCTTTACCAACACCGCGGGGCAGACAACTTTGGACTTGACCTCAGTTGCTCCGTTCGGTAACGCTGCACTAGGTGGTGGATTGTCCAACTCAGTGCCGACAAGCCAAGCGGGTACCTACCCCGATGGTCCAGACATCTTGTATGTAACGGTCAGTCAGGTTGGTTCCAACGGAACTGCTTTTGCTCGTTTGTCTTGGCAAGAATCACAAGCTTAAAGGAGTTGAGATGCCTCTTATAAAAAGTAAGTCTAAGAATGCATTTGAAAAGAACATCTCAACTGAGGTGCAACATGGCAAACCCGTTAAACAGGCACTTGCGATTGCATATTCAATGCAAAGAAAAGCACACAAGAGTGAAGGTGGACTTTATGAAAATATCCACAAAAAACAAGAGAGGATAAAACATGAAAAAGCTGAAGGATTACCTGTTGAGCATATGCGTAAACCTGGGTCAAAGGGTGCTCCAACTAAAGATGCGTTTATCCAATCTGCTAAAACAGCTAAGAAAAAAGAAGGTGGATCAATGAAGAAAACGAGTGGTTGTTCATGGTAAATCCAATTAGCAAAACCACTAAGGGTAAGGGTAGGCACTTCTTGAGCACTGATGAGGGTGCAGGGATGACAAAAGCGGGTCGTGATGCGTACAATGCTAAGACTGGATCGCATTTAAAGGCACCCCAACCCAAGGGTGGAGCTAGGAAGGATTCATTTTGTGCCCGAATGTCGGGTGTTGTAGAGCACTCTAAGGGTGATGCTCCAAGAGCTAAAGCATCTTTGAAGAGATGGCACTGTCCAGGGTGGTAATCTATGAGTTATTCAGGAACTGTTGGCAATACGGTCATTAGCGTACAAACGCTGATAGATCATGGTGCCCGTCGTGCGGGGAAACTTGCCGAAGAGTTGACTGATGAACAAGTTCAGTCCGCTAAGGAGTCTCTTTTTTACATCCTATCCAACCTAATCAACCAAGGTATTCAGTACTGGGCGGTGGTTAAGTATGTGATAGGGCTAAACGCCAACCAATACATTTATTCTTTGCCAAACGGTGCAAATGACATATTAAATGCGTTGTATAGGACAATGAACCAACCTTCTGGTAGCTATACAACAAGCTCTGGGGGTACAGTTGCTAACGTCTATGATGACAATATCGCAACTTATTGTCAACAAACGTCTGCAAATGGCAATATTTCCGTGTTTTACGGCACTGGTCAGAACACTTACATTGGATCTATAGGTTTTATGCCTTATATCTCTGATGGTGGTAGCCAGACTTGGAATTACACGTTTCAAGCGTCTTCTGATGGCACTACTTGGACAACTCTTTACACTGGAACGAGCGTCACGGTGACGGATTCTCAGTGGATTTGGCAAGACATAGACCCAGGGCAAAACGTCCCGTACTACAGGATGGTAGCTACTGGGGGCACAACCCTATCTTTACGTGAACTTTACTTTGGTAACAATGCAAGACTGTTGCAGATGTCACGTCTGAACAGGGATGATTACACCAATCTACCGAACCAAAACTTTACTGCCAATCAACCGTATCAGTACTGGTTTGATAGGACGATACCGCAACCTACGTTTTATTTGTGGCCGGTACCGCAGACGGCTTTCGTACAGGCTACTATTTGGTATTCAAGGCAGATTCAGGACGTTGGAGCGTTAACAAACCAATTGGAGATACCAGATCGTTGGATGTTGGCGGTTCAGTCTATGTTGGCTCATCAGATGAGTATTGAACTCCCTGGGGTGGATATTCCAAGGATTCAGTACTTAGAAGGACAAGCAGAGAAGTACTTCCAAATGGCAGAACTTGAGGAAAGGGATAAGTCTCCTATCTATTTGGCTCCGAATATAGCTCCATACACAAGGTGATGTTATGCCTAAATGGTTAGACACAGAAGGGTATGCGAGTATAGCGATTGCGATTTGCGATAGGTGCAAGTTCAAGCGTCCTTTGTCCACGCTGAGTCCTGACATTAACTTCCCTGGGTTACAAGTGTGTGAGGAGGGTTGTAGGGATGAGAAGGATCCGTATCGCCTCCCCGCAAGAAAGACCGAGAGGATTAACCTAAGATTCCCTAGACCTGATGAAGCGTTGGTAGTTCCTAACAATCAGTTGATCACAGGACAGTACAGCAACTCTATAATTTCAACTGGTACAAATACTTCCAATCCAAAATTGGTAAATGGTGATGAAGACGAAATTGTTATAGGTTCATAATGGCACAAGTACAAATATCACAATTACCTACCGCATCGACTCTGACAGGGGCAGAGGTAGTACCTGTTGTACAAAACGGGGTTACTTCTCAAACTACTGTCAGTGCTATAGCCAATTCACCTGTTTTAACACAGACATTTTTGACTGTTGGATCACAACCCACGCTGAGTGGAGCACGTTATATAGGTGCTAGTAGTGGTTTGATTGGTACAGATAATGGCTCAGGGTCAAGTTATGTTTTATCTTTGACTGGGGCACCTTTAGCTTTATTTAATAATAGCAACGGAATTCAGGTAAAGACGGGTGCAAGTACTATGTCTGCGGTGCAGATAGCGGTATCTGGATCTGGATTGTCTATATCTAATCCTGATGGAACAACGGGTAATCCTACGTTGTCTCTGAGTGGGATTATGGCTAATTTGTCGTCTTATTCAGGTACTGGACTACTTACAGTATCTGGAACGACCATATCTTCTACATCGGTTACGGGAACAAGCAACCAGATTACGGTTACAAATGGCAATTCAGCACCTGTTGTTGCATTGTCTAGCAACCCTGTGATCCCAGGGACTGGCTCCATTACCCTACCTTCTGGTGGAACCTCTGCAAGACCTAGTGCAACCAACGGTATGCTTCGGTACAACACTGATACGCAAACTTTTGAGGGGTACGCAAACAGTACTTGGGGGTCAATTGCCACAAATAGTGGGGTGACGTCGATAACCGCGGGGACGGGGCTATCTGGGGGCACTATAACGTCCACAGGAACGATTTCTATCACAAGTACAGGGGTAAGTGCCAGTACGTACGGATCTGCTACCTCAATCCCTGTTTTCACGGTAAATGCTCAAGGTCAGTTGACCAGTGCTTCTAGTGCTACGGTCGCCCCTGCGTGGACTTCCATCACTGGAACACCTACCACGCTTTCTGGGTACGGGATTACGGATGCGTTGACTGCATCTAATTCAGCTACTTTGACCAACAAGTCAATCAGTGGTGCGACAAACACGATTACTGCCCTACCTAATTCAGCACTGAATAACAGTTCTTTGACTGTTAACGGTACATCAATTAGTTTGGGTGGATCTGGAACAATTACGGCTTCCTCTCCTAATGCGTTGACTATTAGCACTGGACTTTCAGGATCTAGCTATAACGGATCAAGTGCGGTAACGATTGCTATATCCAATACTGCGGTGACTGCGGGGTCGTACACGAGTGCCAACATTACTGTCAACGCTCAGGGTCAGATTACCAGTGCGAGTAATGGTAGCTCGATGGTGTACCCAGGGTCTGGAATCCCTTTAAGTACGGGTAGTGCTTGGAGTGCAAGTTACAACACAAGTGGATCTGGCAATGTGGCATTGACAACAAGTCCTACGTTTGTGACTCCAATTTTAGGTACGCCTACATCGGTGACGCTCACAAATGCGACTGGATTGCCACTGACCACGGGCGTAACTGGAACACTTCCAGTATCAAGTGGTGGTACAGGAATTACAACATTAGCCACTGGTTATATACCTTATGGTAATGGTACTGGAGCATTTAGTTCTAATTCAGCATTAAATTACAACGCAACAAATTCTGCTTTCAATGCCCCTACGATTGGGGCTACAAGTTCGACGAGCACCACCCCTGCGTTAACTTTTAATGCATCAAACTCTAGTTTTGCATCAGGTACATCTGTTTCAGGTAGCTATTTACAAGCTGTTTTACAAAATACAAGCGGAACAGCAGGAGCATCAACTAATTACGTTTTAAGTAATGATTTAGGCACAGATTCATCTTATTACGGTGAGTTTGGTATGAATTCATCTGTTTATTCAGGTGCAAGTGTTCCCGCTGATTTTTATAGTATCAATAACGGAATTTATTTTTCAGGACATGATGGGGATATTACGGTCGGTTCAGGAAATGGTAAAAAGTTGTATTTGGCTTGGGGAACTACTGGTCAATCAGCACACGTAATTAACGTATCTGGTGCCATTGGACTCAACACCAATTTGGCATCAGGCACAGGTTCAGGAACTACGAATTTTGGAACAGCAGGACAGGTGATGATCTCAGGAGGCTCCTCTGCTACTCCTGTGTGGGGTGCTGTTGCAGGTGGAGGATTTTAATGTTTAAAGATACAATAGTGAAAAGGATTTAATATGTCGCAGAGTGGCTACACGCCTATTTTGATCTACGCCAGTGGAACTACTGGCAACACACCATCTGCATCCAATTTAACAAGTGGATCTACAGGTGCTGAACTCGCTATTAATTACTATGATGGTAAGTTGTTCTACAAGGACAATAGTGGTACTGTTCAAACAATGGCGACCAGTGGAATAGGTAATAACTTAACTTATTCATCCACAAATACGACTTTCTTATTTAACAGTACTGGATCTGCACAATTACCGACTGGTACGACGGCACAACGCCCAGGCACCCCAGCAACCGCAATGCTGAGGTACAACACAACACTGGCTCAGTTTGAAGGCTATAACGGCTCGGTGTGGGGT